CCATTCTGGGGAAGCCTGAGGCTCCGCTAACACCCGTAAAATAGAAACGACTAAATGCGTCTTCTTTAATTGGACTTTTGATAACATCTACATCATCTGTAAAGGTAAACCATTCGTTATCTGTGGCTTTGAATATAGTGCTTGTGGTAGCATCAATATCAGCAGCTGGATGTGTTGGTCCAGTTTCTGAAGGATCATTTGTATCTTGAGGTAACCCTTCTAGTCTGCCTCTGTCTAAGAATGCGTTTTCTGTTTCTTGAGCAACATCTTCTGGCAATAGCCTTGGGCTGATCTTTTTATTAAGACCACTGAATGTTGTAAGTTTAAACCCTGCCACACTTTATTCCTGCCCCTTGTCTGATGTGTTTGATGCACCAAAGTAAAAAGATATCACAGCACTGGCTAATCCACCAAGATAACCTAACACTAAATTTATTAATGCTTCAGAATTTTGCTCGGGTGGCTGGATGGTAACCAAGAAAATATAACCAAGAAAGCCACCAAGTGTAGCAATACCCATGATCCTAGCGGTCCAATCTTTGCTAAATTTTCCTCTAGCATCTTGTTTATCTTGAACCTCAAGCTTAAAGACATCAATTTCTAACTGTTTCATTTGTGCTTCAAATTCTTTTTCAGCTTTTTTTAATTCCATCATTTGATCTGGGGTTGCTTGTTGAATGGCATTATTTATGGCTTTTGGATTATCTTGACATCCTAAAACCTCACATATTACTTTAGAAGCCATGCCTCCCAATGGTCCCCCTAAGGCGGTGCCAAGGGTTGGAGCAACACTTCCTACTACATTTTTTAATAATCCTTTTAACATATCATTTAAGAGTATAAATATTTAATTTGTTTGATTTTCCTTTTACCATTATAGATTCTAATTGTTTTAAATGATACCCACACTTAGACTCTGTAGTCTCTCCAATAAGAATATCTACTCCACATTCTTTTGTTGCTGATTCAAGCCTTGCTGCTGTATTGACTGCATCACCTATGGCTGTGTAATCAAATCTATTTTCGCTACCCATATTGCCAACAATAGCCTCACCAGTGTTTATGCCTATGCCTATTGCTATTCCCGGCAAATTTTCAGATTGCAGTTCTTGGTTTAATATTTTTATTTTTTTAATTATTTCCATTCCGCACTCTACCGATCTTTTCTCGTGGTTCATCATATCTAAAGGAGCATTAAATATAGCCATCATTGCGTCTCCTATGTACTTATCTACCATTCCCTCATATTTTTGCACCGCTTTTTGTTGCACGGTTAAAACCTTGTTCATAATATAAGTTACTTGTTCTGGTGGCACACTTTCCGACAAAGCTGTAAACCCTCTTAAATCAGTAAAAAGAAAAGTACATTCCCGTTTTTCTCCGCCTAGTTTTAGTAAATCAGGATTCTTTTGAAGTTGTTTAACTTGCCTTGGGTCAAGGTAGTGTTCAAATTGTTTTTTAATTTGTTGTCTAAGTTTAAATTGTTCTTTAAATCTTAGATAAAAAGCTAATGTGCCTACAACAAAACTAGATATGAATGCCCAAGTTACATCTATTAATAATCCATTCTTAATAAAAGTTGATCCAGCAACTGTTTGCGTAGCCAAAATAAATAAAAAACTTATTGCACTTAAGGCAATACCAAAGTAACTAAGGCAAAGCCAAACCAATACCACTGATATAAAGAATATAAATAATTCTGTGGCTAGACTATAATCGGGTATATATGGTGAATCTTCTATCAAAATGGATTCGGCAAGTGCTGCTTGGATTTTGTGCGGTTCTAATAAGCCTGCTGGCGTTGCCACTTGTGGCATTACACCTTGTGCTGTTACCCCTACAAAGACAAACTTACCCTCGACATCCATTTTATCAAGACTAGTTTCAGGGGTATCTACCCAAGATATCCACTTACGACCAAGACTATCTGTTTTTACTGGGGGTATGCCTTTTACGGTTATTTCTTCTATGCCATTTTCATTGGTTCTAATAATGTAAGTATCTGCACCCGCTAATATTTTTAAAACTTGTGTTCCATACGCAGGAATCCACCCATCAGGAGATTTCATAAGCAAAGGTATCCTTCTAACTAGGTTATCTACATCCACTGGTGCTGATGCTACGCCCTCATGTCCTGAAATAACATTTTGTCTTACGCCCCTTGCAGGATAACCTGCTGCATCATTGCCTAAAATTACTGTTCCTGTAGTTTTTGGATAGAACTTAGTATCGTTTTCAAACATAGCAAATACTGTAGGTACTGTCATATTTATTGCTTTTGCAAATTCTTCATCTCCCCCAAACCTATCGGGTTCAGTAAAAGCCATAACCCAGCCCACACCAATAGCACCTTTGCCATACAGTTGTTTTTGAATTTCTGCAAGTCTTTGTCTTGGAAATGGATAGCCGCCCTCTTTAACAACATCCCCCTCAGTAATATTTAAAATCGTAAAATAACCCGAAGGTTTTTTTGGGGGGATAAAGGTATCAAAGGTTTTAAGTTTTAAAGTATCATACCAAACAGGTTGATAAACATATGGAAGGGCAAGTATTGCACTTGCCAATAAAAGTATGACACTTTTTTTCACGAGCCTTGTTTTATAGTTATAGTAGAGTCTCCACCACCATTTATTTTTATAGTATTTGTAACGCCATTTTGAATCAAGATAACAGTATACCCCCCTCCAGAATCAATATCCAATCTTGCTTTTTGTTCAACCTCTCTTCTAAAAGATGCAGTTTGTCCTTGTACTAAAGTAACTATTTGAGTTTCTAAATCTTGCCCCAAACCAGTACCCTCTATGTTTGTACCAATTTGGTTTTGATTAAGTTGTTGATCTTCTTTTAAAACATCCAGTTCTTCTATAATGGCTAACAAGTCTTCAAAAAAATTAACATCTAAATAATTAATATCTAACTCAGTAAACTCTAAAGAATCTTCTTTTAATGCATCTTGATCTAATTCCTCAAACTCTAAAAAATCTATGTCTAAAATATTTTTACTGTTGGTGCTTGATTGTTCTTGTACTATTTTGTTTTCTTTGGGCGGGCTAACAATTAGCATGTTATCTATGATATCTAATGTTAGATCTAATATTACTGGAATACTTGGTCTGCTTTCATATACGCTTACAGTGGTTGCTTCGTAGGGTTTATTTAAAGTAACTGTTCCAAATGCGGTGCTTACCAGTATTTCTCCGCTGGCTAAACCGTTAACTCCAGGAAGAAGAACAATTAAAGATCTACCCAACTCATCTACGGTACAAGTAAAGTCGGTTCCTCTAATGGCAATATTAGCTGTAGGAGTGCTAATTAAAATATTTTCTTTGTCGATAGTGCCTAATGCACCAGTAATAAATCTAGCGGTACCACTGGCAAAATTAAGAGCAAGTTTAGATTTGCTTGGATTGGGGTCAAAAACATACTCATCTATAGTCAGCTTAGAATGTTCAGTTAAACGGACTACAGAGTTATCAATGAAAGTAATGCCTAAACGCCCAACATTGGTTTCAACTTTATCGTTTTGTTGGATTTGAAAAGCTAACTCAGCTTCGTAAGGCTGATCTCTTACTATTTGAGCAGAGCCGTTTAGCTCTGTAATATCACCTACATCAACAGCTTGTGGTGGTTCCGCCATCACTTTGAACGATACAAACAGTACCGTTACTACCAGTGCTTTCAATCTTGAGCCAATCACTTGCTAATGTGCTTTGTTGTTCTATGTTAAATGTTCTGCTGTTACCCGCTTGATCAAGATAAAAGTATCCGTCTGCGTAACCATCTGCATCAAAGTTTATTGTATTAGAATCTCCATCAACATTCACATAGTTTGTAGCTGAGTCGTAATCTATATCAAAATCAAAAGTATTGCTGTCTCCTTGTACTATCCAATCAAGATCTAAGGTTGTTGCCAAGTCATTAGTTGCAACATCCAAAGTAAAAGTATTAGAAGATCCATCAACATCTACATTAAAATTTCCATTGTCAGCACCGTAAGTATTGGTTGGGTCTACCTGTATCGTAAAGTTATTACCATCCCCATCAAAATCAAATAAACCTGTAAAACTATCTGCAGTAATATCACCTAAAAATTTATTGGTATCACCAATCTGATTAATTTCTAGGGTCATTGATGTTCCGTCAAGATCAAATGCCGTAAGAGTTCCAGCGATAGAATTTAATCCGCCAATAATGTTTGATGAACCGAGTTGTTCTAAATTTATATTTGCTGTAGCACCGACTTGATCTACATATATTTCATTGTCGGCAAGCAATGTGCCTATTAATAATAAAGGAAAAAGTTTTTTCAATTTTCTAGTCTCCAATAATTTTTCTGTTCCCCTACTTTGATAGTTTCTAAGACTGCTGTTTCGATTGCATTTTGAAGAGCAATGTTGGTAGATTCATTCTCTACTATGCCGTTTTCTATTTCTACTAATTCTGTATTATCAGAAACAAACCTAAAAACATCTTGGTTTAAAGATACACTTAAAATGGTCTTAGTTGTTAAAACTTCTATCAAAACTTTGCCTGTGCTTACAGAAACTGTTCTTAATGAAACGGTTACAGTATCCTGTCGGTATTGTTTGGTTGCCCCTATGCCCAAATACCTTGCTCCAACTCCCCCAGATTTTACATTGCTTTCATAACCTATAACTCCTCCCTCCATAATCATGCCAGCAAAAGTTAAAGGAAGAAGCTCGGTATCTTGTTTAAAAGACTCCCTGGTAGATCTAATTAACTGTCGTTCTTTAGTTAAGTTATCTAGCCCTACTCTTTCTACTACATCAAAAAAATCACCGTTGCCTGCGTGTTTCAACGCCCTAATAAGATAGGCATGGGGAGCTTGCGTAACTGCGGTAGAGAAAGTAGCGAATTGACTGTTGCTTCTTCTCTGCCCGGTTTGGTCGGTGAATCCAGTTGGATAGACAGCTATACTGGGTCTTATGATTGGTAAGCCTATGTTTGCCAATTCAGAATTAATAAGAACGCCAACCTCGGACTGTTTAATAACAGTTATAGGTGGCACTTTATTACTTAAAACAGAACAATTAGAAAGTAAAACTACCAATAGGTAAAGTAATAATAGTTTCATTGCCGTCTGCATCAGTTATTTTTAAAGTTATAAAGTCTCCATCTTTACTATACTCTATTGTATTCCCCTCTAATTCTATTGTTCCTGATTCGTTTGGAGTTTCACCAAACAAATTTTCAACAAGCTGCCTTGAAAGCTGGGCATATATTCTTGACTCTAAGTTTCTAATAAATCTTGCTAGTGTAGTATTTTCAGCCTCTCTTTTTAACTCTTCCTGATAAGCTTTGATCTCTTCTTTAATAGCTTCCTTACGATTAAATTGTTGGTTCTCAATGGTTAAATAATGAGCAGAAGTACCAATACCTGAAAAGCTAGGATTTTTAAATTGATGCACCATTTCATCTGCTGAAATAGATACGCACAATAACAATAAACTAATCTTTCCTTTGGTCATCTCTATCTGCTTTGGCTATTTTATTAGTATCAATAAGCTGAGGTATTCCCAATATGGTTTTAATTAAAGTATCTTGACGAATAATTTCGTT